CGGCATCGACGCCCGAATACTGTTTTATGTCTTCATAGCTCACGTATACGCCATATGTCTCAGCCATTCTTGCTCTTCCGCCGTCTCTGTACTAGCTGCCTGGTCACAAGGCCATCATCGACTAGGGTTTGTGCGTACTCGGCACTGGCAACCTCGATAATCTGGCCACGGTTGCACACGCCTAGTGTCTTGTGCCCTGGTCCGTTATAGCGCAATCGCACCAATACACGCACCGTTGTAGGCGAGCTGGGCGGTACTGGCTTGGGCGGGTTTGATGGCTCTATGCGGTATGGCATAATCACTCCTGTTCGAGTGTGGGGGGGGCAATCCCCCCCCACGTCGGTTTATGCGGTGTGCGTGATAACATCGCTGATGGACAGTGACCCATCTGGAAGTACAATGACCAGGTAGGCCGTCTTTGACCCAGACTCAGTAAACACCATGTCCACATCACCGTCCGCTTCGCTGGTGATATAAAACACCTTGTCGGCTGTAATCTCGATCAGCAAGCCGTCCGTCAAGATGGCCACGCCGCCATCGTGAGCAGAACTCATGAGCGTGGAGCCGTCCGCGTTGTCAGACATATATGCGATGACCGTTGCCACCGTCGCTATAGCTGTGCTGGCCGCGTCGTTGAACTGGACGGTAACCGTCACCGTGTCGCCCGCGGCGCCTTCAGCCGCCACAGACTGAACCGCAGCGCCCAGCTTGCCCGTGTTGATGAATACCCCTTTGACCTCTAGGTCGCCAGCAACGCCCACGTCATTGTCGCCATCAGCGGTCACATACGACCCGCTACCAAAGTCGCTCAATCCGCCGTTCACGTTGAACCCGCCAGTAAAGACTGGGGCAGCGGCCATAGTAACGGTCGCGCCCGACTGCACGTCTAGCGTGCCGCCCGATTGCACTTCCACCTCGCCACCACTAGCGATGACCTGTTTGTCGCCGCCGTTTGTGAGATATACCGCCGCGTCAGAGACGGGCAGTGGCACCTCTTCGTTTGCTACAGGGCCAGCACAAGCCGCAATCATCGCCAGGATTAGCGCGACTGTGACAAGCAGGCCAATTCGTTTCTTCATGTTGTCTCCTTATAAGGGGGCGAAAGCCCCCTTATTCGTTCTAGCCTGCGTAAACCAGGTTCGATGCTGTTGGCAGCACCGTCGTTGTCTGTGTCACTGGCTGCGAGTTTGCTTGCAGGAACCAGATAATCTCGCCATAGCTGCCGTTAGTCACGTCAGCAACCACGCATGACAAGAAGTGATGGTCAAGAGCGAGCTTGCGCACCTCGACGGTGAACAGCACACACTCGTCATCATCATCTGCCGCTACTTCTTTGGTGCAATAAGTGGCGTCAATCACGTCAAGCGTTCCGCTGATAGAGTCTGCGGCCTTGACGGTCAAAGACGGAGTATCACCCCCGTTAATAGCGCCCATATGCACAAAGCAATAAGCGTATTCATAGGCCGATACATCTACGAAGCTGCCACTTGCCGGATAATCCGCGGCGGACAGGGCGTCCTCTGGAGAGGTCTGCCCTAGTACGACCTTATGTTTCCGACCGAAAAGCTGTGTCATTTCAATTATCTCCTATGCCGAAGTCTTCTGTACGGCGAGCTTCCAGGGCTCCATCACTCGGCCACCGACGCGGCGGCGGATCTGGAACTCGACCTTATTGATGCCGGTATTCGAGTCGTTGTATCGCTGAATGGCCAGGCCGGTACGTTCTACAATCCAGTACCCCGACAGGTTGCCATAGATCAGCGGATACGTGCCCGCGCTCACGTCGGGCATACTCTCTGACTCTCGCCAGATGCTCTTCATAAACGGCTCGCCAACCTCGACGTACTCAAAGTAGGGTCGGCTGATGCCGTCAAGCAGCACCTCAATGTCGCCGCCGGTGTCAGAGTTGCCGATCCAGCTACCATTTTGCCCGCGATACTGAGACGCTACGCCGCGCCGCAGGCTCTTGAGCCCCGACATGGTCAAGTTGTCCGCATGGCCCGTATTAACCTCGGACAAGCTGTCGGCGTTGGTCGATCCAGGCAGGATACCGCGCGGCTTGTTGGCGCCGTCGCCGGTAATGAAAGCCACGTCTTCGTCCATAGCCATCGTGGTTGCCACAAGATCGACAAACACTTGCGCCAGGTTCTGGGCGTCCTCTAGCAAGGACACAGACCAGGGCACCTTGTAGGTATACAGATCGACGGGCACTGTCTCAAGCCCGACCTCAAAGTTGTCCTCAGTTGAGTCTTCTGTCTCGCCACCCCAGAGGCCGCGCATCGCCGAGCGATACTGGTCGCCGCCGCCGGTGATCTTCAAGAAGTCCATAGACTTAGAGACGGTCTGAATGACCAAAGCGCCGCCACCACGCACAGCGGTCAAGCCTGGAAGACGCATGATGATCTGAGAGCCGTACTGTGAAGGCACAGCATAGCCACCCAGAACGTCGTTGCCCTCGACCATCGTAGACTTGATCTCTTTGACAGAGAATCCGTTGCGCAGCATGTCGCTAACTGTGGATGGCCCCCACGTTTGATGGCCATAGCCTGGCGTTGTCTTGCCATAACGCATATAGCGCGTAAAGGCGCGCTGCTCTTCATACGCCTGCTGACGATAGTCCTTGCCGTACAGCTCTTTGAGCACCGTCGCAGTCGTGCCGTCCAGGTCGCCACTAAAACGCAGGGCATTGACGGCCTCTCGCAAGGCGTCGGCGCCTGTGTCTTTCGTCTCAAACTGGTCGCCCGTCTGTTCGGGAATAGGCACGTCGAACTTTTTCACTGGAGGCGCAGGTTGCATACCGGCGACTCTCTCAAGGCCAGCGAGCGCCTTTGTGTATGTCTCAGCTTCGGCGGCGAACTGGTCGCCCTCTTCGATGTTGCCCTCTTCGTAGGCTTTCTCAGCGTTGGCCAATGCCAGCGCCAGTTTCTCTTTCAGATTCATTGTGTCTCCTACAGTAGTTCTGCGCGGATGCGCAATAGTCGTAGCTTGCCCAATCGTTGCTCAATCACCTTTTGCTGCGCGTCCTCCGCGCCTTGTTGCTCTGGCAACTGCAACCCGAGGGCTCTATACGCCGTTCGTATTTCTGTCGCTGGGCGGTCGATCATGCGCCACTCAGCGGGCGTCACTGTATAAGTGCTCTCGTATACCGGCCATTCCAGAATCTCGCCGTCAGAGGCGAATCGCGCGCCGCCTGGAATAGCACCACTTGAGGCGCGTAGCGTGCCAGTACGTACCAGGTCGGCAATCCACGCCTCGTATTGCTCAGCTTTTGATAGCTGTTCTTGCAACCAATCATCATCGCCGTCGCCTTGCACAAGGGCGCCTTTGATGTCTAGGCTAGTCTCGATCCACCAGCCCACACTGTCGCGCTCCATAACGTCCGTCTTGCCGATCACCGCCGCGCCTAGCCCAGCGTCATAGCCGTGATGGTATAGTGCTGGCATAGCGCCGATGGCCTTGTAGACTGAATCAACGGCCTTTGTCTCTAGCGTGAACCACGTCCCTTCCAGGTCTTTATGCCGATTGTCTCCAAACAGCATCAGATAGACGCCCAGCCGCTTGCCGCCCAGCGCCTTGACGCATAGCTCTGGCGCGATAGGTTCCGGCGCGCCCTGATCTTCTTGCTGTGTTTCGTTTGTGTCCATGTTCACCTCTATGGCGTATTCCATATGCGTCCTATCACGGTGTCAATCATCTTGATAACGCGCTCGCTCACTTTGTCTAGCGTCTGCCGATCTGTGCGCCAGCCCCGCGCCTTGTGGAATCGCGCTTGAGTATCGGCGCCCTGCACGTACCGCGCATAGCTGGCCCTAGTGCCCACAGCCGCCCATGTCTTGCCGCTCGATGTAGTCCATGATCTGCCTAGTGTCTGCGATGTTTTGCGCCCGCCGACAGAGCCGTCTTTGCGCACCCACTTCGGGCCATAGCCTCGCTGGTACCAACTGTTCGGCCCGTCGCTACTCCATGATTTGGGCAGGTTGGCGGCGGTGCTCTCTGGATAACGTGCTATGTCGTGGTGCATCATAACCGCGCCCGCACGGAATACGCCCTTTAGATATGCGCCGCCCGCAATTGTGCCTAGCGCGCGCTGTGCTGATTTGATGCCCTTGATCTCAATGACTATGCCTGCCATTGGTGAGTCTCCCAGCAACGACAATTCTTGACAACCACCCCTGATGCGATGTATAATGAATACAAATCACACTGGAGGTCATAAACATGTCCCGCAAAATCGAAATACCTAATCTTGACGATCTGCTCAGGCGTTACGTGGCTGGCAAACCGGAACAGAAACTGGCTCGCGAGGCGGGTGTCAATCGCTGGACTTTCCGCCGACGACTCATAGCGGCCAATATCAAGCCCCGCAACGTGTCCGACAGTATGTACATTCGTTGGGCCAACGCGAGCGCCGACGATAGGACTAGGATGCTCGATAACGCCCACGCCGCCACCAGAGGCCGCACTGTCTCGACCAGCGAAAAACATAGACGTGCGCTCGGAAAAGAACGATCCTGTAGCCATACTTCCCCGACCGAAAACGTGTTGGCTATCGACATGCGCGCTATGGGGTTCAGTGTCATTCAGCAAAAGGCTGTTGGAATATACAATGTCGATGTCGCCCTTGACATTAGCTCCGTCGCTGTGGAGGTCTTTGGCGGCGGCTGGCATTCTTGCGGCCACCATGCCAAACGATTCTTTGAGCGTACTGTATACCTGCTCGATCATGGCTGGCATGTGGTCATTATCTGGGTCGATAGCCGCCGCTATCCCCTCGGGCGCGGCGCTGTACAATACCTTGTCTCGTTCTGTCAGGAATTGAGCCGCAATCCATCCTCGCTCCGTCAATATCGGATGATTCTCGGTAACGGTAAGGATGCGCCCGTTTGCAAGTCTCACTTCAATCGCCCGGCCGACATAGAACGACTTTGCTGCCGCAACAACGCCGCCGGGGGTTATAACTTTGTTTCCAGGTAGAATGCAATTTACGTGAGCTGGTATCTCATCAACCGTCCAGCCTGCGCTCTTCGGCTTGTCATCGTTTGGCCCACAAACCGGGCACACAAGCTCGTCTCTGTTCGTATGCCAGACTGGCTCTAGCGTTAGACCCTGCGCTCGCAATTGCCTAGCGGTCAAATCCTGGCCTCTGGCAAAGGCTCGCGTCGTCTCTGTGACTGCGATGCTTTGCGCTC